CAATTATCTTTTGGATTTGCCTGAAATTGATTACCCTCTAACTACACGCAATATCTCTACAGGGTTAGCGACATTAGGCGCATACACGATTTCTGCGAACACGAACGCTTTAACTTATCTACAGCAGATCGCTACAAGCGAACAGGGTGCTTGCTTTATTGCTGCGAACGGCGACCTGACTTTTACTGATCGTCTTGATGCTTCGTTTGCGACTATCGCAGCCGAGTTCTCTGACGCTGGCACAAACATTCCATATACGGCACTACAAGTTATTTACGGGCAAGAGTTTCTCTATAACCGTATTCAGGCAACTATTCAAGGTGGAACGGTTCAGATCGCTGACGATGCTGCTTCTCAAGCAGAGTTCGGGATAACGACTTATTCCTTGCCTGATTTGTTGCTTGAGTCAGATAGTGAAGCATTAACTTTGGCGAACTATCTAGTGGCTCTATATGCCAATCCACAATATCGTTTTGATGATCTAGGGCTTGTTACTTCGGCTATGTCAGCACCGAACCGTGACGCTATTAACGCTCTCGAACTTCAAGATGTCGTTACCGTAACCAGAACTTATACGACTGGTTCGCCTCTTTCTGTTACCGAGTTTTATGCTGTGGAACGACTAACGCATTTGATTACGGCTGGTGAACATCGGGTTACTGTCGGATTATTTAACACCGAAATTTTGTATCAATTCGTGCTTGATGACGCAGTATTTGGTGTCCTAGATAGCACAAATGCGCTTGCTTGATATACACTAGGCGACTATGGCAAATACGCAGACTAAAGTTCCGTTGTTCGCAGCAGCAGAGGTTCTGACCGCAGCGAATATGAACATCAGCGCAGGCACAGGAATCCCTGTGTTTGCAACAACTACTACTCGTGACGCAGCGTTTGGTGGTGCTGGCGAAAAACTTTTGGCTGAAGGACAATTCGCTTATGTAGAAGCCGATGACACACTATATTTTTATGACGGTAGTGTATGGGCAGAAGTTTCAGGCGGTGTAGCAGGCGACAGCGATCAGTTAGTTTTAGGTTCACAAGTATTTAGTTAAAGGAAAACAATGGCAACATTCACTAAAAAGATTCTCTCAGGAAGCACAGACGGCAAAGCAATCAAAGTCGCTGCTACTGCTACTGCTGGCACAACAATTCATACTGGTTCAACAACAACTACTACCCTTGATGAGATCTGGTTGTATGCAGTAAATACTTCTGCGTCATCAGTAAAATTGACGATTGAGTGGGGCGAGGCAACAGCACCAGACGGCAACATTGAAGTTACTGTTCAGCCTGAGGCTGGTTTGGTGACTGTGATTCCTGGTTTGTTGATTAAAGGTAATGCGACTGCGCTTGTTGTTAAGGCGTTTGCTGCGACTGCGAATGTGATTTGTATTCACGGTTTCGTTAATCAGATTACGGTTTAACTATGCCGAACAGGCGTGAACTTGGCTATGTGAGCGCAGGCTCGGTTTCTACTATTCCTGCGACTACTGGTTACGGTGTTGCTACGGGTGGTAGTTCGTCAAGCATCACGGTTTCAAGTCAGAACTATACGATGCTGTCGTTTACGAGTGACAGCAATCTTGTTGTTTCGTCAGGCGGTTTATTTGATTTAATGCTAATCGGCGGTGGCGGTGGTGGCGGTGGTAGTGCTGGTTCTGCTGGTGGTTCAGGTGGCGGTGGCGGTGGCGGTGACATCGTTGGATTAGATACGGTCATCACTGTGTTTCTTGCGGCTGGAACTTATTCGGTTGATGTTGGCGCAGGTGGTCCTGATGGACAGGGTTCAATGGTTGGTGAAGGTTTACCTTCAATATTGGCTGGGTATATTGCTATTGGTGGCGGTGCTGCTGGTAGCGGTTCTGCAGCAACTAATGACACAGTTGGGCGGAAGATGGGTGGTAACGGCGCTTCGGGTGGCGGGTCTGCTGCATATTATGATTTTTTTGCAACACAAAGTTTTGGCATTAAAGGCAACACAGGTGGTTACGGTGAAGCGACTGCCGACCTTGTTGGTAATGCTAGTGGCGGTGGTGGTGGTGCTGGTAGCGCAGGCGGCAACTGGCAAGCAACTAACACAGGCGGTGCTGGTGGCAACGGTGCAGAGATAAACGGTTGGACTGGTGGCGCATCGTATTTCGCAAGCGCAGGTGGTGGTGGTGGCGGTACTGGTACTGGTGGTGCAGCAGGCACAGGTGGCGTAGCAGGCAAAACAACAGGCACAGGCAACGCAGGCGTGAACTATGGCGCAGGTGGTGGTGGCACAGCAGGTACTACTGGCGGTGCTGGTGGTGCTGGAGCAGTATTTGTCAGGTTTAAGGTATGAGCGATACACGCACTTATTACGCTAAGGTTGAAAACGGTATCGTGACCGATGTTCGTGTTGTGTCTTGGGATTTTTTGATTGCTAATCCTGACCGATACGGCGACTCATCTGTTTGGGTTGAATGTTTTCAAAATGGGTTAGGTCGTGGTTATGCTGGTGTCGGTTTTACTTATGATTCTGTGAATGATGTTTTTGTTGCGCCTGTTGTTCCTGATATTGAGAGTGAGGTTTAGTTGTGGCTGCAAGGTTGATGGGTTATGTTTCGGCTAGCAACACACCGACAATCGTTGCTGGTGGTGGCATAACTGTTGATTACCTTGTTATTGCTGGTGGCGGTTCAGGTGGTTCTTCTCGTGGCGGTGGCGGTGGTGCTGGTGGTTATCGCAATAGTGTTAGCGGTGAGACTACGGGTGGTGGCGGTAGCGCAGAGACACCATTGACTCTTGCGTTAAATACGAATTATACAGTTCAAGTTGGTGCAGGTGGCGCAGCCACAGCAGCCAACAACAGAGGTATTAACGGTAATTTTTCGCAGTTTTCTTATATTGTTTCTACTGGTGGCGGTGGTGGTGGCTGGGAAAGTGCAACCGCACGAGATGGTCTTTCAGGCGGTTCAGGCGGTGGTGGTTGTTCTACAAGCGGTGGCAACGGTACAGGCGGTGCGGCGACAACTGTTCCAGTTCAAGGCTATGCAGGTGGTAACGGTTTATACACAAGTGATAACGCTGGTGGTGGCGGTGGTGGTGCTGGTGCGGTAGGTGCAAACGCAACAAGTCTTGTCGGTGGTGCAGGTGGTAACGGTTTGTCAAGTTCTATTACTGGTAGTGCAGTTACTCGTGGTGGTGGCGGTGGTGGATATTCAAATACTTCAGGCGCAGGTGGAACGGGTGGTGGTGGTGCTGCTGGTGTAACTGCAACGGCTGGCACAGTAAACACAGGTGGCGGTTCGGGTAGCGGTGGAACAACGGCTGCTGGCGGTAGCGGTGTAGTTATCCTTCGTTATGCAGACACGCTAACAATCACTATCGGCGCAGGACTTACAGGAACAGAATCATCTGCATCAGGCGGATATAAGCGAGCGACAATTACTGCTGGTGCAGGGAATGTGAGTTGGGCATAATGGCACATTACGCATTTATTGATAATAACAATGTTGTGGTCAAAGTAATTGTAGGTGTTGATGAAAACGAAACACAACTAGATAACGGTGTAGAAGTTGGTGGTTCAACAGAAGCGTGGGAACAATTTTACGAGAGCCAACCGTGGCACTCAGGGCTGACTTGCAAACGCACTTCATACAACGCTCGTGGCGAAGCAGGCGATTATCGTGGCACATACGCTGGTATCGGTTACACCTATGACGCTGTGAACGATGTGTTCGTAGCCCCACAAGCACCAGAAGTAGAAGCCGAATCGTAATGTGGGCAGGCATTTAACACGCTGGCTAATACCGTTACCAGCAATACTGTTCGCGTTAATCCCACAGAACGCTAAAGCAGAACCAACACCAGGACTCGAAACCACCTACTACACCATTGACGTAATTCCACCCGTCAAATCTGATACCGAATACCCTGTCTGCGGGTCAGAGACAGAGAACAACATCAACCGCAACTACGACGGCGAACTATTCGAAGACTGCACCTATGACCTGTTCATGGTCCACATGACAGGCTTCATCGAAATCCCTGAACACAACACCATCGAGTTCATGCTCGCATCAGATGACGGTGGCACAATCAAAATCGGTTCAGATGAATGGGGTAACTGGTATGACCAGGGTTGCACATGGATGATGTCCGGCGAGCTTACGTTGGAATCAGGTAGTCAACCACTTGATCTGTGGATGTACGAGAACGGTGGATCGGCCTGTCTAATGCTGGCTTGGAATATCGATAATGCTGGCTGGTTTATCGTGCCAGACGAAGCGTTCACTCAGCAGGCTGTAGCGACTACTACAACCGTATCTTCAACAACCACTTCAACAACCACAACCGAACCTTCATCTACAACAACCCTTCCCATATCAACGACCACAACCACAGAGCCAACTCAGACAAGCACAACCACATCAACTGTAGATACCACGACAACGACAACCACAACAACTTCAACGACTGTTCCCCCAACCCCAACAACGACTGAAGCCCCCTATACACCGCCTCAAACAACGACAACTACTCCCACCATCGAGCCTCAACCTGCGCCCACCACACCCGAACCCGAAACCACAGTTGACGAACCCGAAACCACAGAACCAGAAACATCTACAACCGTTCCTGACGAGACTCTCCCAGAACCTGTTGAGCCTGACGAGACAACCATTCCTGAGACAACCGTTCCCTATCCCGAAGTTGAGCCCGCTCCCGACGAAACAGAACAGCCAACAGACACAACAGAGCCGCAGGAATATACAACAGAAACAACACTAATAGAAG